CTGTTACACTCAAATTTTTCCCAGTTTTTCCAAAAGACGTTGGTTGCACAGTGTAAACACGATATCTTTCTGTACCTGGTCAAACTCTCGCCAATTAACAATCTCATCTCGTGTACGACCACAAGAGATACACAACTCGATATTGTCTATAGACTCTAATCTACATTGATACGTGCATGGTGATTCTTGCATGGTGTCCTCATGGTCATTAGTTATATATATATCATTGGTGCATGCGGTTAGCATGCCATGTGGTTATCTAGGAGTAGATAGAACCTAACCCGATAAAAAAAAGGTATTATCGGAAAACAGCTTTAGCTGGATAGCTCTCGTTTATCTAGTATGCTGTACGCCCGCTTTCACGATTCCCGATACCTTTATAAACTACTATAGGAGAGATCTCTGCGGTTAAACACGTTTATTCCCTTGGTCGCTATCTACCGATGGGAGGGCTGGGTAATGGCCCCGTTAAATACATATTAGCATAACCAAGGATTAAATCAATACTTGCACTTAGGTATATTTGAGATATACTAACTCTAATGGAATACAAGATACCTGAATCAATTAAGATACAAAAGCTAAGAAATAAAGATCACAGGTACTTTGTAGTCATTCCATTTAAAGCAGTGCTGGATCAGAAAGTGACTCCAGGTAACTTAAGAGTATTAGCTGTATTAGCTGGATACTGTAACAAACAAGGTTTTAGTATTGTAGGCATTAGGACGTTAGCTGAGAAACTCAAAGTGACTTATCCTACGATACAATACCATCTACAGAAACTGATGAAGTTAGGTTATGTAGAGATGAGACCGAGATCGGCATACCCAGGCATCCGTGGTAACTTGAGACGGATTGTGTATGATAGTAGTGTGAAGTGGGATGATGTAAAAGGTTACATGTTGGACAATGAAGACATCAACTACATTAAACGCTATACCAAGATCGAGGGAGGAAAAGATGTTTGAGTATGTGCTTGTTGTATATATGACAATGAAACACCCCCAATACGTGGGACATTTTGTAGATTGTACAAGAGCGAATGAATATGCTTTAAAGAACTATCCAAAGGCAGAGTATACCAGTTGCTTGCATGAGGATTATATAAACTTACCTGAAGGTTTACTGAAGAAGGAGATCAAATGAGTGATGGTGGAAAAGGCAGTGCGCCAAGACCAGTGGATCGTAAAAAGTTTGAAGAGAACTTTGAACGTATCTTTGGGAAGAAGAAGTGACATTACGCGAATTCTATAAACTCATCTGTAATGAGTTCAACGATGGTAATCCGTTGGAATACAAGTTTACCGATCCAGGTGGTTACTGGAAAATGACTAAGGGTTTTGACGGGCATGGCTTGAAGACGATAGGGGCCAGTCAGTATCTGAAAATGATTGCCATGTGTAAACGTGATGTCGCTAAAGAACATGAGAATGATGTACGGAGTCGTGGACGTCCGAAGAAAAAGGTCCGTAACAAATATGTAGGAGACTTGTATGAGTGATCTAAAACCGTTCTTAGTTCGACTTACTCCTCAAAGTGTTGAGTTATTAAGCAAGACTGCGAAAGAGCAAGAGAAGACTAAGGCGAGCATTATAAACGATGCGATCAAAGCTTACTGTACTAAAGACATTAATGCGAGATTGAATCGACTATGACACCGACACTAAGATTTGAATTGCCATATCCTCCCAGTGTAAACAACTACTGGCACGCATCGGGAAAGCGAAGGTATATCTCTCCCGCTGGAAAAAAATTTACCGAAGAGGTAGATGCTATAGTCAGAAAAGCTGGGTACAAAGGGTTTGGTGATAAGAGTCTTGGGGTCAGTGTCATGATACATCCCAGGTCGAAAAGAAGGTTTGATCTGGACAACACACTCAAAGCAATACTAGATGCACTCATGAAGGCTAACGTGTATGATGACGATAGTCAATTTGAATACATTGAAATTGCTCGCGGTGAATCGAAGGATGGTGGCGCTGCCGTCGTCCATATTTATGAACTAGAAAAGGAAGAAGATAATGGCTGAAGATTATAAACGTCCGTTAGAATTGAAAGAAAACGAAGGCAAATTATTTGTTAACAACGATAAGACAGAGGATTGGCATGGCGACTACCAAGGCCAAGTGTTACTACCAGATGGAACACGATGCTACATTAATCTCTACGAAAACGTTTCACAAAGTTCTGGAAACAAGTGGTACAAGATTAAGATCGGTAATCCAGTTAAACAGGGTACCAATTCCACACCACAAGCACCAGTACAGAATTCGGTCTCATCGGATTCACTTATGGATGTTGAAGACGATCTACCCTTCTGATGAGTGAAACTAAAAACAAAAATAAACCGATTCCAAGTTTGTCAGGCTATGGCGGTGTCAGAGCTTTACAAAAGAACTTAGAACGGAGTACAACCATCGCAGCAAATCGAGAGGCCGTGGCCTACTCGTTGCTGTGTATGGCAAATACAAAACTATCAGACATCATGAGTTGGGATGAAGAAGGCAATGTTCAAGTCAAAGCTAGTAAGGATATTCCTGAACATGCCATGCAAGCGATTAAAAGAATCAAGACCAATCCGAAGACAGGAGAGATTGAGATTGAGTTATGGGACAAGGTACAGACTTTAAGACTGTTAGCCAAAGCCAGTGGCTTGCTGGATACGCCTGATGATTCAGATCGACCGTCTGTCATTGGTATTAATATTAAAGCACCCGAAACAATTGACAATGAAGAATAAAGCATCACGAGATAAATATATGGCTATTATTAAACAAGAAGCAGAAAGAGTACAGGGATACGACCGATACAGAGGTTGGATAAAAAAAGTATTAGATAATCCTAACCAACAGTTTGAAGTGGTCAACAAGTTTGCAAAAGAAGCAGCACGAAGATTAGGAATAGATAAAGATGAATGATAACGTCAATCGACCCAAGCATTACACACAAGGTAAAGTGGAATGTATTGATGCTATCGAGTCGGCAACCATGGGTCTGGTGGGGATAATTGCAGTTTGTGTAGCAAATGTAATTAAGTATGTTTGGAGGTTTGCGCTCAAGAACGGAGTTGAGGATCTTGATAAAGCAGACTATTACTTACAACGACTTCGCAAGAAAGTGAGGGAACGTGATGGAACTTAAAGCAATGATTGAGCAATTGCGAGAAGAGTTTGCTATGGCACATCTGAATAACTCAAGGGTTATGGAAATTATTGATGCGTTATGGAAAGAGAATCAAGAACTCAGACGAATTGCAACCATGAAGTTTAAAGACATCGACGATGAGCAATAAAAAAGAACGTAGTAAAAAAGAGTTAGCGGGTCCAGGCATTGATCTGGATTTTAGTAGCGCACGGACAACTTATAAATTTCTCCAAAGTAATGCATTTGTTCGCGGACTTATGGGGCCTGTTGGATCTGGTAAATCCTATGCGTGTGCTGCTGAGATCATGATGAGAGCTGTCAGACAGAAACCATCACCGATTGATGGGATTCGCTATACTCGCTTTGTAATTGTCAGGAACTCGTACCCAGAACTTAAGACGACAACCATTAAGACATGGCAAGAGTTATTTCCTGAAAACACTTTTGGTCCGATGCTATACACACCTCCAATCACTCATCACATTCGCCTCCCGTCCCGCGGTGATGCTGCGGGTATAGACTGTGAAGTGATTTTCCTGGCATTGGACCAACCTAAAGATGTACGTAAATTATTGTCACTTGAACTTACAGGAGCATGGGTCAATGAAGCACGAGAACTTCCAAAAGCTGTTATTGATGGTCTTACTCATCGGGTTGGTCGCTATCCTACACAGCGGGATGGTGGCCCGACTTGGCATGGAGTGTGGATGGATACTAACCCCATGGACGATGACCATTGGTGGTTTCGTTTAAGCCAAAAAGAGCCGATCACAGGTAAATATGCTTGGGACTTCTTTCATCAGCCAGGCGGTGTCATCGAAGTGAGTCCTGAAAATTTACCTGAGAATCCAGAAGCGAATGATCATATTTTTTCAGGGGGTCGTTGGTGGACCATTAATCCTAAAGCAGAAAACGTATCGAACTTACCTGGCGGATATTATGCTCAAATGTTGGGTGGTAAGAACTTAGATTGGATTCGTTGTTATGCTGAAGGTAAGTTTACTTACGTGCAAGAAGGTAAGCCTGTATGGCCTGAGTATGATGACAACATGATGAGTAGTTCTGAGGTTGATTATGATCCCACTCTACCTATTCATATTGGTCTTGACTTTGGTTTGACACCAGCCGCTGCAATTGGGCAACGACTCAATAATGGACGTTGGGTAATCTTACATGAAATTGTGACAGAAGATATGGGTCTTGAAAGATTTGGCACACAACTTTTAGCTGAAATAAATGCTAAATATCCTAAAGCACAAATACTGGTATGGGGCGACCCAGCGGGTATGCAACGAGATGCGATCTATGAAGTCACTGCATTTGATTACTTACGTACCTTAGGCTTGCGCGCACAACCTACACCATCAAACAATTTCCAAGTCAGACGTGAAGCAGCAGCTGCTCCGATGCAACGATTGATTGCTGGAAAGCCTGGACTTGTATTACACACTTCTTGCAAAAGATTACGTAAATCACTCGCTGGAGGCTATCATTTTAAACGAGTGAGTGTTGGTGCTGGACAAGAAAGATTTAGAGACAGTCCAAATAAGAATGAACATTCTCACATTGGCGATGCATTTGGTTATCTGCTTTTAGGTGGCGGAGAACATAAGCGGATGACCAAGTCCGCCTTATCACAGAATACATTAATTTCACAAACTGTAGTAAATAGTGACTTCGATGTTTTTAACTCACGTTGATAAAATACTCAAAGCAATGCCTGAAGTTAAAAATGGATATTATCTACCATTTCATGAAGGCCATTTAGATAATTTTAAAGGAATAGATGAGTATGAATCTCAATCAATTACGATTGAAGATAGAAAACGGTTTCTTGTGTTTCAATCTTACTGCGGTCCTAGTATTACTGCGTTTGTCAATCGTCGTCCTGTCGCTGTGTTTGGTGTTATGTTTCACTGGAAAGGAGTGGGTGAGGCGTGGTCTATGTTTACTCAGGAATCCAGAAGATACCCAATAGCTATGACAAAAGGTGCATTTGCATTTTTTGATAGCTGTCAGATATTATTTAATTTACATCGTATACAAATAACAGTAAAATGTAATGATCATCGTGCTGTTCGTTGGGCCAAGTCATTAGGTTTTATTGAGGAAGGAACTATGAAAGAATATAGCGCAGATAAGGAAGATACATATATTATGAGGAGATTGTAATGGGTGGTTTAATTGGTGGTAAGCCAGATACGTCCGCTGCTGATGAAGCTTTACGCCTACAGCGTGAAGAAACTGCACGCGCAAGAAAAGCAGCTGAAGAGCAAAAAAGAGAATTAGCAGAACAAATGTCTGCAGCACAAAAAGCAAGACGTGTTGGTGGAAAGCGTATGTTATTGGCACAACGTGTCACACCAGAAACAGGTGTTGATGAAGAAGATCAAACTTTAGGAGGCTAATATGGCTAACATTACTTACGAACAAGCTGTTGCTCGAAAAATTATTCCTGATGTTCCTGGCATTAAAGCAGACATCCTAGATCAACTTGGCGGTCAAAAGAATGTTTTTAAGTCTGAAGCATTCTTTAATCAAGCCATCGATAAGATTATTAAAGAAGGATATCGGTCACAAGAAAAAGCATTAGAGTTCTTTAACCCAGCCACTGGTCAATATGAATTAGGGGAAAGAAGTACCAAAGGTTACATGCAAGTAGCTGCTAACCAAAACTATGATAAAACATATTTAACAGATCAATTACCTGGTCAACATAGTGGTTATATTTTTTATACCCCACCTAAAGGGATTGAACCAACAAGTTATACAGGTATAGGAATTAATAAAAAACCAGTATATGACACGAGAATGGTCGATGTATTTAGACCTGAGGGTGCTGGTTCTGCTACAACTTATTTAACTGCGGATCAATTAAAACAACTTACAAAATTAGCAAAATCAGGCACACAAGATGTCAAGCGCGAAGCAGCAACTATGACAGCATCTAGAAAAAGATTATCTCGCGCTACTGGTGGTTTAGCAGCAAAAGCTAGGCCAATTGGTAAATCTGGTGGAACAGGACTGCCAGAGTTAGGTACTGGTGGATTACAAGTTGGTCAAACATCTTTAGGGAAAGGGTTGCTCGTATGATGGATAAAATGCAAAAGAAAGTTCGTAAGGTTATGAAAGAATACAAAGAAGGAAAACTCAAGTCAGGCTCAGGTAAGAAAGTGACTGATAAGAAACAAGCAGTTGCGATTGCTATGTCTGAATCAGGTCAAAAGAAAAAAGGATACTAATGGCATCTAAGGGATTATATTACAACATCAATAAGCGTAAGAAAGAAGGTACAAGTCGATCAAAAGAAGACTCGACAATATTACCTAAAGCTTACAAGAATATGTTAGCTGGTTTTCCAAAGAAAAAGAAATAGATGGAACAATACAGAGGGGCATATCCTACCAGAAGTGTTGAACATGTCAGGCTAATTGAAGGCCATGCATTTAGTGCTGGATTAGTTGCTGATTACGACAATAAAATAGCAGATGGATCTAGTATTGATATTGTGATTGCTTTTCCTTCTGGAGTGAATCCTGTATTTACAATTAGTGGTTTATCTAGTGGTAATGCAGTCGGGTACTTGTATGAAGGTGCTAGTGCGACAGGTGGTACATCATTACCTATTATTAACAGAAATCGCGCAAGCACATTATCTAGCACAGGTGTAGCTTTAGCTAACCCTACAGTCTCTAGCACAGGCTCATTGATATTGAAAGAAATACTCACAGGTGGTGTAGGTAAAAAAGGTGGTGGCGGTGAAGTAGGCGGTAATAACATTATCCTTAAAGGATTAACTAATTACCTATTTAGGTTAACTAATGCAGATGGAAACAACAATTCACATGCAATGGAAATAATAATAAGTTGGACTGAGTAATGGTAGCTAAGAAATATCAAAACCCTAAAGGTGGATTAAATGAAGCTGGACGTAAACACTTTGAAAGTAAAGATGGTGGAGATCTTAAACCACCACAAAGTTCTGGGACTGACGGCCGTCGTGTCAGCTTTGCTGCACGCTTTGCTGGTATGTCTGGTCCCTTAAAAGATGAAAAAGGTAGACCCACACGATTAAAGAAAGCATTACAAGCTTGGGGTTTTAGTAACAAAGCAGAAGCAAGAGCATTTGCTAATAAACATAAAAAGGGATAATTATGGCTGAAATGTATATGCCGCGTCACATGATGACATTGTCAGAAGCAGAAAAGAATATTGTTAAATATCATCGTGACACTATTAAATCTGGGAAAGTTGGTCGAGATTCAGAAGGTCGTCCAGTTACTGTATATTCTACAGGTATTATTATTCCTGAAGGACCAAACAAAGGTAAATATGTTTCTGTTCCTGGATATGTAAGAGATTTGGGTAAAGTAATTACCAATGAAGATCAGTTGTATGATATTTGGAAAAAAGACATTGCAGCTGGTAAATTTCCAATATATAACAATGCTCAACAACTTAATAAAAGATCAGAAGAAATACACACAATTATGGATCAAGAAGAGCAAGAAGCTATGCAATCAATGAAAAATCCAAGATTAAAAAACAGAGGACTATTAATGGGAGTAGGGAAATAATATGGTAGACATGATGAGATTAAAAGCTGAAGATGTTTTAAAAAGACATGAGAAGGCTTTAATTAAGAAAGAAGACTTTAGAAGTTTATATGAAGAATGTTATGAGTTTGCTCTACCACAACGTAACCTATACGATGGTCATTACGATGGTAAAGTAGGTGGAACGAAAAAGATGAATCGTGTATTCGATTCTACTGCAATTAATTCTACACAACGATTTGCTAACCGTATGCAATCTGGCATATTCCCTCCACAAAGAAAATGGTGTCGATTAGAACCAGGATCAGACATTCCAATGGATCGTCAGGCAGAAGCTCAAGCTGCATTAGATCTTTATAATGATAAATTATTTGATACATTAAAACAATCTAACTTTGATGTTGCTATTGGAGAGTTCTTACTTGATTTATCTGTAGGTACAGCTGTTATGATGATACAGCCAGGCGATGACTTAAGCGCAATTAACTTTATTCCAGTACCACAGTACTTAGTATCATTTGAAGAAGGTGCTAATGGTCAGATTGATAATGTTTACAGACGTATGCGCATGAAAGGCGAATCA